CAACTGCCTTTGCAACATCGTCGTACTGGTTGTAACATCCATTTAGTCATTTTTTACTCCTCCTCCTATTTGTATTCCATCATCACAGATAATCACATTTAAGGCATATGACGTACCTGAACTCAGACATCCTAGCAAAAACCCAGTAACCAGGTTTGCGCCGTCAAAAATAAATAGTTCCGTATGTCCATTAACGCCCCACAGAAATACACCAACCCAAAACCCTATGCACATGGGGCAAGAAAAGAAATAATGCTTAGGTCTGATACGATCTAAAATCTTTGAAAAACAAAGAAGCTGCGTAAGCCCATAAGCACAAAGAACAAAAAGGACTACACTTTCAAGAACGGGCCACATTATAACCTGCATTACATCTTGTAGCGAAGTGGGATATAATAATATCCAGGCACCATCGCGCCCTTCTCGGCTTGCTGTGGTACTTCTCCAAGTTCTGTAGAATCTTGGTCAGTCGGATCCACAAAGTAATCTTCAAGATTCTTTTCGTATTGCTCGGCCCTCTTCAGAACGTCAGCTTCGGTAGTAATAAACTCTGATATAACATATACTGCTGCCTGCAGACCGTTGGCATTCTTGCTTTCTGGTATGACAGCTTCTAGAGAATTAAAAATATTTCCCCCTTGAACCGTTTCTCGATCAATAATTCCCTTGTCTGCTAAAAAATCAAAAAAACGAGCTTGTATCCCGTATGCCTCTTCAACAGACTGGCTCTTGGGGAAGGCCAAAACTTTGCTACTCTCAGGCAACAGCACAATATCTATAATATCATGATCCATTATTAGGAGATTTCCCTCTAATGTTTTCCGAGCCTGTAAACTTACGGTAGCCTGCGGGCCTCCCACATGAATTTTAATCATTACGAGTTTATTTCCTTGACCAGGTTTTGAATACTTAAAATCTTTGAAATAATCTCTTTTGTGGGAGCTGCATTTTTAAAACCCTCTAAAATATCTAATACTTCTTTAGTTTTCTTTGCCATGCCTTCGTCAGAAAAAACCTCTTCCATTTTTAATGATTTTTGAATAATCTTTTTAAGGCGTCCGATCTCTTCATTTAAATATAACTTAAGCTCTAGACCGTTGTTGGCAAAAGAAGCAATATATTTTCCAAGTAAATCTCTTTGCTCCTTTAAAAGATCGGTATATTTATTATTAAATTTCTTTACAAAAGAATGATAAACAATATCATCAATTGGTTGCAGCTTGTTTTCTTCCAACTTTTCTGCTGAATTCATCATTTTAACTAAGGTGTCTTCATGCAATATCCGTTGTTTTGTAGGCATATCTGTATTAAAAATTGCGGACACCGTAGCAAGAGATTTGAAGTTGGGAACAAAAGTATTCCACGCCTCCTTGGAAAGAGTCCTGTTGATTTTATTAATTACTTTAGTTTGAGAACTAAAAATTTCTTTAGCGGACAAAAGTGAGTGTGCTATTTTAGTTTCTTGTAAAAGCTTTTCGGCTAAATATAATTCAAGACCGGTTGTTTCCAATAAAGCTTGATAATGCTCAAGTTCTTTCCTAAGAATCGAAGTGGCGCCGAATGTCTCTTTTAAGGTGCTTGATATAAATCTTTTTCGTCTACCGTCTTTGTTGATTATGGCATTAGTCAGCTCTTTCACCAATACTTCATACAAAAATGCAGTATTTCGTTTTTTATTGTGCTTCACTTTCACTTGTCTTAATCTCCGCTTCTTTTTCTTCCAATTCGGTAATTAATTCGCGAATTTCTCTGGTGCTCTCAAACAATCTTATCTCTTCTTCATCACTATAAATAGGCTCTTTCTCTTCATAAAGTGCATTGATGTTTAAAAGCTCGTGACCTGGGAAAATATCTCTATGTGATGTTTTCTTTCCGGCTGTAGCTGCGCTGCGTAATTTACGGGTTGTTGGCCCCGATTTGTTAGTGCGGCTGCGTTTCGATTTTACAGGGTAATAAGGCTTCCCGTGTGATTTCGCCGCAAGACTATTTGCTGTCGGATTATCTTCGCGGCGTCCGGGAGCCGCCAAGAGCGTGCTTTCTTCACCACCCTCGCCGCCGCCGGCCGGCTCAGCTTCGCCTCCTTCAAGACCTCCTTCAAGGTCCCCACCAAGATCGCCTTCAAGGCCCCCTTCAAGGCCCCCTTCAAGGCCCCCACCAAGATCGCCTCCTAGACCGCCGCCGACACCTTCAGCTGCAGCCGTTTCTGTAACAGCATCAAGCGCGGCCTGATATTTGCGATCATAAAATGCTTCGCGTTGATTACGCAAAAATTCTTCATCGGTTAGATTAAGAATATTCTTAGCAATCCAGTGTTTACTAAACATGCCCTCAACGACATTATTCGCAAGATCAAACTTGGTTCGTAAATGCTCTATTTCTTGAAGTTCTGCTAGTTTAGATGGGTTATTCAAAGACAGACCAAACGAAATCAAGTCTTGTCCTCTATAACCCAAAGTGAACAAATGAACTACGGCTATCTTTTCAAGCTCCGATACAAATGCTCTCTGTAGTCTTTGAATCGTTCGTGCAAAACGAATATCTTTTTGAGCCAAAGTGGTTTTATCTTCATCTCCCCCTTCGGTCATTGTTAAATAAGAATGAGGAATCTTAATAGCAGAAAATAACTTATCGCGAATATATTTTACATCATCAATATCATTAAGTTGTGACGCACCAGCTAGGGTAGTAATGTCCGATCCAACGCCACCGCGAATAGGAATAAAATAATCCTCTTCAACCGAAAGAGGATTATATCGTAGATCAACTCGGCCGGTCGTTGCATCAACTAATGAATTTCTCTTGAGAGAGGTCTTCACTCTTTCCATATATTGTTCTACATCTTGAGGGGGAATATTGCCTACATCAATTTTAAACATTCGGCGCTCTGGGGCGCGGACGACACGATAAGCCAGCATTGCGTCTTCAATCAAAACAAGCTGACGCCAAATTCGGCGCGCCGGATCTAAAACGGAAGTACCGTAAGGCGCATGCTTATCATTACCCAAAATTCTAAAATGCGCCAGCTGCCAATTTTCAAACGTCATATTGGCTGAATTCCACTGATACTGAATATAGTTAGGATTGGTTGGATCTTGGCCTTCTAATCTTTCAACTTCTCCAGACGGAAGACCAATTACGCTTTTAACTCCCAACACCTCATCAATATCTAAATATAGAAAGAAGTCTCCATACTTACACATTGTTCTTGCCCACCCAAAAGCATTAAATTCTATGTTGAGGGCATCATAAAAAAGAGATTCTAATATTACTTTAATCTCCTCGTTACGACACTCAATTCTAACAAGCTTATTAAATTCATTTGAAGTGGTCATTTCGTCTGCATAAATATCCATTGCCGATGCAATCTCTGGCATAAACTCCATTTGATCAAAATCAATATAGCGCTCATTGCGATTCTGATTCCGCATTGCCGCGGAAGTAAGCATGTTATAGTTACGAGAAAGGTTATCAGCAGAGCGCTTAAACTGTTGGCCGCTAGCGCTTCTAAACCGATACTGATATTTGTCCAGTGCGGACCGTCGTTCTTCGCGTGTAAACTGCGCGCGATAATTAATCAGAGGCCCCGAAAGGAGCCTGGTTAATCTTTTAAAAAGAGGCGCCGCTGGGTTGCGTGGATTGTTTTTGTCGTCAGGTGGCATTTATTTATCCTTTAATAATTCCCATGTATTGTTCATTAAACTCTTTTGCTTCTTCCATGCGTCGTGTTTCTGTATGCCTTTTGTGGCCCAGCATGCCGGGAATTGTTGTATTCATGGTTCTGGAGGAGCTAGAAATTGCCGAAAGGGCGTTCTTGCTATACTCCGTTAGCTTTTGATTCTCAACCAAAACAGTATCTCTTACCCAGCATCCAATTGCAAATGACATTATTAAATCATCATTATATGATCTCATAGCTTGAGGGCGGCCGTTGTGCCAAATAAAAGTTTTCATCTCTGATAACAAACGATTAGAGTTAATCTTAATTAGTTTGTTCCTCATAAACTCTTCCATCTTGGCAATTACCAGAGGTCTTGTTTTAGAGGATGTGGTGAATCCCGGCACTACGTTGGCTTTCCATTGGGCCTGAATAGGATCGACATAATCATGTGAATTTTTAGTAGAATAATATATGTTATTATATCCTTTATCTTTGAGTTTATTAAGTACCGCAAATCCTATATTGTTATTTTCTGCTACAATCATGCATGCGCCATATTCTTTTCCTGCATCAAATAACATATCGGCATAGTCATCAGGATTTGGTTTGCCAATATATTCGGCTACTATCTCCATCGTTTCTAATTTAAAAATATGGAATGCCGAGTTGTCTTGGCCGTCGCCTCTCGCAATGTCCGCAGAAAGAAGATATGCGCTACCAGCCTGATGTTCTTCCCAAATCCAATAATTGCGATCAAACCCAGCACGATATTTCGGCTCTTTGGTGTTTTCAAAATAATATGTTATATCATCTGGATGTACAACGGTCTCGCCGGAAACGTTAAAGTTACATTCTAATTCTTGTGCAATTTGTCGTTTCGACATGTTTTGTGTTTCTTTTTCATACCAAAGTTTATCTCTATCCGGATGCACATCCCACATAAGAGTGGTCATATTAAAAGCATTTATGCCCGCCTCTGCTTCAACACATACTTTATGAAACCAATTGCCAACCCCATTAGGAGTAGAAAGTGCTATGCATCGACCCCCGGTTGATAGGGTGGGATAAAGCGCTGTCCACAATTCACTAAGTGCTTCTACATGAGCGGCCTCATCAATCACCAAAAGAGATAATGCTTCAGACCGGCCCGCATCTGCAGATGTCGAAGAAGCTTTAATTTGTGAACCATTCGTAAGTTCGAATGAGGTTCGATTATCAATATGAATTTCGGAAATTCTCATCCAAGGGGGAAGCTGTTTCATTATCTTCTTAACCTTTCGAACAAGATTGGTTGCAGTTTGAAGCTTCGTAGCCACAACTAAAATATTTTTATCGCGGTGGAATAGCATAAGCCAAACAACATATGCCGCTGTGATAGTAGAAATACCAAGCTGTCTTGCTTTTAAAACAACATTAAAACGATAATCGTTAAAATGTTTTAAAAGTTCATCTTGGAAATCGTAAGTTTTAAACGGGATCAGCCCCCTTTGGGGATGAGATATCTTGCAATAGCTTGTAATGAAGTGTACCGGATCTTTGCCAGATTTTACTACTTCTTTTAAAATCTCCTGCTTTGTAAGCTGATATCCCATGACACCTTATTGGTTACCTTTACGCGTATCGTTCTTGGGGCGCGTTTTGCCAACTGTACCACCGGCATATGTAGCCTCTTTGCGTCCTTGTGACAGCCAATCCTTAACGGCCTTATCCAGCCGCTCCTCGGACGGCGCCTTCACTTCAGCAACATCACCAATTCCGCCGATTTTATAATCGCACGTGGCGCAAACATCAGTTCTATAGTTTGAAAGCTTTTGTACGATAATTGAGGGTTCACCTATTTTAGTAAGCGTCAGGCTGTTTCCAGTAATTGTCTTATATTCCTTCTTAAGGAAGGTCGCGATCTTGCCTATCATTCTAGAGATCTCGTTTTCAAATCCGTTTTGCGCTACTTCTTTCAAGCGAGTCTCTGATTGATAAAGAATAGTTAGATTAGGCCCGCTAAAGCGTACCTTAAATCCATCGGACACGCGCCTATCATTAATAATGTGTCCTTCTTCTCGTTTTAGGCCAACCTTACGCGCGCGGCCGTCTGTATTTAAAGACTCTTCATGAGAGCCATCCCATGCGTTTGCTGCGGCCTGATTAATGCCTTGAATGATTTCTAATACTGTTGCCATTATTTTTTATTCTCCTGGAAAGGTGTTCCGGGGCCGGCGCCGCCGAGGTCCTCAAGTTTTCTTTCTAGAGCGTCAACTCTTGCTTCAAGTTTTCTAACCAAGCTGCCAACGGCAGGAAGTGGAAGTATTTCGCCGGGGACTTCGACTTCGCCTCTTCGCAGCTGCGTAACATCCTGTCCGTGAGGATCGAGGCTGCTCTCTGTAAGTTCTTCTAAAATAATCTTGCGAAGCTTTTCTTTACTCATTCTCATGATTTGGTCTCCAACCTGTTGCCCATCTTTCTTCCCTGTCTTCTATCCATTTAATATAACATTTCCAACA